GTTCTCGTGCCGGGTCTTAGAATCGCCCCTCAGCAGGGCGTCGATCACGTGCTCGGCGTGGTACTCCTCACGCTCGCGCGCGGTGAAGCACCGGGCAGCGATGGCCTGCTCCCAGCGGACGCACCAGGGCCTGATGGTGTCGGTGCCGTGCTCGATGTTCTGATGCTCGATGTTGGCCCAGGTGGCCCGGTCCAGTATCCCGATCTTGTGCGGCTGCATGCGGAACCAGCGGCAGATCTCGACGGCCTGGAACTGCCGGCTCTCGAGCATCTGCGTCTCCTCCGGCGGCATGCCCACCGCCTCGTAACCCACGCCCTCCTCGAGGATGGCCACTCGATGAGCGTTGGAGAGGCCTCCGTAGGTCTCGTCCCACTGGGTGCGCAACCGCTTGATCGCATCGTCGGTCAGCGGCTTCTTGCCGTCGGGCCGACTGAGCACACCGCGGGGAGCGGCCCCGTTGGCGAACAGGCGTGCCGCATACTCCTCGAGGGCCGCCGTGAGTCCCAAGGACTGGGCAGCCGTCCGTGCTACCGAATACCCCACGATGCCGTCGAAGGATATCCCGTGCACATGCAGCACCTGATGCGGCCGGAGCGTGTACGTCACGCCGCCGACCGTGTAGAGGTAGAAGAGTTGCCCGTCGCGCCGCTCGAGCTGCATGCGGTCCGGACGGAGCGGCCACAGGTGCTTGATGCGCCCGGCGTTGTCGCGCTCGATCTCCGCGTAGCCGTTGCCCCACGTCACCGCGTGGCTGGTAACAGCCTCCCGGAAGCTCATGGCCTGCATCTCCGGGTTTGGCTCAGACTGAAGCAGCTCATAGAGCGGGTGCTCGGGCGCTCGTGCCTTGCCCGGGTGCAGCTGCCGGTAGACCGGCAGAGGCAGGCTGGCCACATCTTCGGCAATCACCCGAGCGCAGGCCCAGTAGGGCGATATGCCAAGAGCCGTCGCTTCGGTGACATCGACGCCCGCCACGGTCTGTTGCACACCGAGGAAGCGCAGGAACTCGTCGCTCGCTTCCGTCAGAGGACCAAACGATAGCCTGGCCGCTCCTCGTGCTCGCTTCTCAATCGCAGCCCGGATCCGGCTCATGAGATCCGCCATCCGAACAGAGCCAGCGAGAGTCCGGACATGATGAGCGCAGCCGGCCAGTAGATCACGCTCACGCCCGCAGCCGCCATGAGGGCCCCGAGCACGATGCACACGTCTGCGAGGGCCACCTTGCTGGTCTTCTGCTTCATGCTCCTCCTCTACAAGACGATGAGGCCCCGGTCCTCGTACACCGACTCACCCAGATCCGTGCTTCGCATGCGGCCGTCCTCGGCCATAAGCAGGGCCACCAGACCGTCGATGCGCTTGCCCGTCTTCTCGCGCTGCGGCTTCACGGGCCGTATGCGGTCGGGGTCGTCGCGCGGGCTCTTGGCCTCCAAGGCATCGGCCATCCAGCGCGCCACGGGGTTCCCCAGGTGGCGGTACTCACGACCCTTCAGCCGGCTCATGAGTTCAGTCATCGGCACCGTCATGCGCTGGTAGGTCGTGTCCGACTCCACCATGGTGAGCCCGGTGCGCTTCTCGAGCTCCTGCCGCACCGGCTCGCCCGACCACTTGTCATAGGTCAGAAGCTCGATGGCGAAGCGTTCGTGGTCCGCCTCGATATCCGCATACACACGGTCGTAGTCGATGCGCTCGCCATCACACACTGTGACCCAGCCCTGTTCGCACCACAGCCGGAACTGGCCGCCCGTGTATTCATTTAGCTTCTCGGCCACGAACTCGGGCGCCCAGAAGCGCCACACCACGGTCCCGTCTCCGAAGAGCAGGCACCACGCGGTGAGGTCCAGCTTGGCCGAGAGGTCGAGCCCCGCCCAGCACTGCTGTCCGAGAAGCACCTCGAGCTTCCACTCGGGGTTAAGCCACACCTCCCCTGCGTTCGCATCCCAGAGCTCCATCGGCACGTAGCGCGTGACCTGCTGCACCCGCTGGTTCATCTGGAACTGCCGGAAGGCGTTCTCCTTGCTCGGCTCGTTTCGAGCCTCAAGCGCCTGCTGCCGGAGCTCCTCACGGCTCTTGAAGTCGTCCAGGGCCGGGTTGGGCCACTTCCAGTTGCGCTCGTCGAACGGGTCGCAGGAGACCGGCAGGTCCGGGTGGCCCTTGAAGTGCTTCCGCAGCCTCGCAAGCTCGTTCTTGTTCGCGGGCAGCTTGCGGACCCAAGCGAACATATGAGGGTTCCGCCGGGGGTCATACATGACCGCCTCGGCCTCGTCGATCATCTCCGCGCCGAAGGAGTAGGGCTCGTTGGTCTCGGTTGTGATCGCGATGAACAGCGGTTGTGTGCGGGCGCCGGCCCCCGTCCGGAGTGCATCCCACAGAGACGAGTCCGGTTGCGACAACACCTCGTCCAAGATGAAGCCGTGCGGGTTGTGGCCGAGCTCCCCCGCGGCGTCGGCCGCGATGACCTCGTAGTAGCTGAATGTCTTCTCGTCGTACAGTCGACGGCTGTTCTTGTTGTGCTTGAGCCTCGCCCCCAGAGAGGGTGAGAGCTGCGTCATACGAAGCGCGGGCTCAAACACCTTACCGGCCTGCTTTGTGTCCTTCGCCGCCCCGTAGACCTCTGCCGCCTCCTCATCATCGGCGACTGTGAGGAGGAGCACCAAGCCGGCCCCGAATTCACTCTTGCCACCCTTCCGGGCCATGACCACCACGACGATGCGATAGCGGCGAACGTACCTTCCCCACTCGGACGAGTAGAGCACCTCTCCAAACACGGGGCGCGTGATCTCGTGCTCCTGCCAGCCAGTGAGCACGAACGGCGTTCTTACCCGCGGTCCCTTCGTGTGGAGCAGCATCTCGGCAAAGAAGGCCACCGCCTTGTCCGCCCGCGGCTGGCAGTAGTGCGGGCCGCTCTTCTCGCACGTCTTCCCCCGGAAGGTGTAGCCGCACACCGGCTCGCGGCCGGTGCCATTGGGGCGCCAGCGGGCGTCATGTGAGGAGGTCGTCACCAGGGTTGTCATTGCCACCACCCATAACGATCTTGGCCCTGTCCACAGGGGTCAGGCCGTACCGCGAGCCGAGAGTGGTCACGATGCCCACCGCCGCCTTGTACTCCCCCATGGGCGAAGACGCGCCGGGCTCGGGTTTGCGCCGGGCGCTCCTTCTCTTGCCTCGCAGGATGCACACGGCCTCACAGAACTCAGCGAACATATCCACATCCCACGGGGTGAGGACGCGCTTGCGAATGAGGTCGGGCGCGAGCCGGTTCCAGACCTCCTGGGCGCGTTTCGTGAGCTTGAAGGGAGGGACCACCAGGCCCTCCGAGGGCACGGGCTCGCTCTTGTTCTCGCGCTGTGGGTTCTTCTTGAAATCGCCGTGGAGTCGGGCGACGTTGCTAGGTTTTCGTGCGGGCATGTGCCCCCCTAAGCGATCTTGTGGACGCGCGAAACTGCCCAACCCGCCGGTACTGGACGCGCGCTCCCAAAGTTTTCGACCCCCCTACCCCCTGGGGCCGCCCTTGCCTGGGTGCTCCCGCTCGTGGCAGCGCCGACAGAGGCTCTCCAGATTGCTCCGCGCGTTGTTGGTGGAGATGTGGTCTCGATGGTGCACCAGCACCGCCCGGTCTCCGCACCGCTCGCAGGCCGGGCGCTCCCGCAGCACCATCCGCCGGATCTGTTGCCAGCCGCGGCCATAGCCACGCTCCGCCGGTGTGCCGCGTCGCGCGTCCTGGGTGCGGTGGTGCTCCTGCTGGTGGCGATCGCAGTAGCCGCCGCCGCGCACCAGCTTGAGACAGCCGGCATGCCGGCAGGGTTTGAGAGGGTGTGTGGCCATAGGAATCTCCGCCTACCGGGCGGCACAAGAGAAAAGGGCGCCCGCCCCCACTGCGCAGACACCCAACTTTACACAGGACGGTACAGAAAAACTGGATGCCTGTCAAGAGCCCACAGCGGACACGGGCCGCCCACAGCGGTCTAGATGGGCATGCCAAATCTGGTCGACCCGGCTCGCCGACAGCTCCACGCGCTCGGCAATCTCAGCGCAACTCACGCCCCGCTGCTTGAGCGACACCACGTAGAGGTCCCGTGCCGCGCGGCCCAGCTGGCCGGCGGTGTGAGGGAGGCCGCGGAACTCGGGCACGTAGTCGAGCTCACCTGCCATCCACGCGACTCCCTCTGCCGCCAGGCGCTCGTACTCGGCCTCCTTCGACTCCGGCACGGGAAGGGGCGCCTCGCAGTAGAGGCGATAGCAACCAAGCCACCAATCCAGACGCCGGTACTCCATGACGGCGATGAGGCGCTTGACCTCACGCAGCACCTGGTAGTGCTCGCACAGCAGACGCCACTCCCTCTCGGCCACCACGACGGCGAGCTCATGCTCCCCACCGCCCGGCGCAGGATCGATGGCCGTCGTCACCTGCTCCACCAGCCAGTAGTCGAAGGCCAGGCGCAGCAGCATCGGAAGGCGCTCGATTTTCTCAGCCAGCGGTTGCCTCACAGCCTCACCGCCTTCCGCTCCCGCATGACCCGCTCCCAGTCCATGTCCGTCATCTCCCCCTCCTCGATGCGGAAGTCCGCGATCTCGCCGTCCTGCAGGTTGACGCGCACGTCAATGGAGCCGTGCCGCCGGCGTCCGTGCCAGCGCCGGAGCCGGGCCTTCAGCTCACCGAGGAGCTCCTGCTCGCCGTTGAGGACGGGGCGGGTCATGCTGCCGGCCTCCGGTAGGACGCCTGGGGCTTCCTAATCCCGGCCACCCAGGCGCCGTCCTGCAAACGGGAAACCACGCTCTCGCCCACACGCTCGGCAAGCGCCGCGCTCTTCCACTCGGTGGTCACCACCGTGGGAAGCTCGTTGCGGTACCGGGCGTCGATGATCGCGTAGAACGTCTCCTCCACCCAGGACACGTCCTTGCCTGGGTGAACTTTGCCCAGATCGTCGAGCACGAGGATGGGTGCACGGCCCGCCCGCTCGATGCGGTCCCCGGCGTCGTCTGCCGCCTCCCGGCTTACAAACCCGCGGCGGATGAGCGCCATGAGCGAGCCGGCGTTCAGCCAGTAGGCCACCTCGAGACGGGCGTGGAGCGCGTTGTGCACGCAGGCCGCCAGGTAGCTCTTGCCGCAGCCGATGGGACCGACGATGAGCAGGTTGGGGCGCTGCTCTGCCTCCACCCACCCGGTAGCTAGCTCAAGCGCCTTGGCGTTGTGGGGCCCGGCTTCGAAGTCGGCGAAGGACGCACACGCCAGCCGGGTACCGAGGTCCCCGTTGCCGTAACGTGCCGTGTGCTCTTCGTAGGCTTCGCGCCGCGCTCTCTCCGTGTACCGCTCTTCCTCCCGCCCCACGCAGTCGTCGCAGGTCGCGCGGCTGTAGTGGCGCCTCTCTCCGCGGAGCATCGCCCAGTGCCGCTCGTACTCGAACACCCGCCCACACTCCGTGCACTCGGCCGAGACGAGTTCGCTACCACTCTCCGTTCTGGCTCCGTCCGCTATGTGCTCCAACACGTCCACCTCCTTTCAGGTCCCGCATGACGTAGCAGAGGTTGCTCGGGTCTTTGTTGCGCTCGATGAGCTCGCCCACTGCCGCCCGGATCAGCTGCGGATCGGCGCCGGCCTTGAACTGCTTGCCGACCTCTCTGGCGAGATGGCCCTTCACCTTGGCGGTGAGGTCCGCTCCTGACTCCCGGGCTCGGTCGATGGCGAACGCGACGACGGTTTGAGCGGTGGGTGCGTCCTCTTCTTCGCTCGGCGGCGGCTCGGCGCCGCCCGTAAGGAAGTCTTCCAAGATCTCAAGATCTTCTATGGTTGCCTGTGGGCTAACAGTAGAGTTGCCTGTGGACTCACTGTTGTATTGCTCCTCTACTCCCTGTTGCGTGTCGGCAACTGTTGCCTGTGGGCTAACAGGTACACTCCACTTCCCCCATGCCTCGTAGTCCTTATTGATGCCGTAGATGGCTGGCTGGGTGAAGCTTGCCGGACGCACCAGGCGCAACACTCCCTCCCCAACCAGCGCCCTGGCCACGCGGCTCACATTCACCTTGTTGCGGCCGGTTATGGCGGACAGAAGAGATAGGGAGATCGGCGCTTCTTTCTTACCGTGATCGCCATAGGTCCGCCGAATCACCGCGAGAACAACCTCTTTGTGTGTCCCGGGCATGGGTGAAAGAAGAAGCGCGTCGAACAGCTCCTTCGAGAACTTGACGAACGGTTCAGGTTGCGGATTAGCCATCAGTGCGGACCCCCGAAACCCAAAGTTCCCAACTCTTGCCTTCGTCAAGGGACTTCCAGACTACGGCCAGCTCCTTCTTATCAAGTGCCCAATACGTGTCGACATACTCGTTGTGTTCGAAGCAGAACGTCTCGTCTTGGTTGGTGTAATTACATGTCTCAAGAACCATCGCCAGAAACGAACGCAACATCTTCTCTATCTTTTGCAGCTCTTCGTGCCTTTCCCTAAGATCTGTGACCTCACGGCTTTCCGGCACGACATCGTTGGTCATATTCCGACAGACAGCATTCAAATACGGTTGCCACTCGTCCGCATATCGCAGCTTCCCAGACGCCACTTTTGGACCGACAATCGTGAAAGCCTTTTCAACCACATCAGGAAAGTGCCGATTCAATAGCTGTCGGCAGAGAGGTACTGAAGGTGCCCAATCTAGTCCGGCTACATCCATCCAATGCGTTTGAAGCTGCTCGATAATCGCGGCAATGACCTTCTCGCGCTTGGCCTTTGCCTTCTGATAGCGCTTGAGTTCCGCGGTCTCCTGCTGTGTTTTGAGCCACATCAGGTCCGCGTCTGGACGCACAATCCGATCCCCAAGCAGCTTCTTTCCCTTGCCGCGGTTGCACTTGTCGCATGACGTGATCAGGTTCTCAGCGTCACCTGTTCCCCCTTCCGCAACGGGGTGAATGTGGTCTACCTCAAGCACCACTTTGGGAGGTTGCGCCCCGCAGTATTGGCACGTGAAGTCATCACGCTTGAAGACCTCAAACCGCAGGCGCTTGGAAATGGAGCGGGGATTCTTGCCCGAGGGGGCGGCGGGGGTGGTAGCATCACTCACGCAAGGCTCTGTTTGTTGCTGT